GTGTATTTCATCGCGTGGCGATCCTGTCCGGAATGCGATCGGCCAAGCGCTCAATCATGCGCTCGAGCCGGCGGGTTGAATCGCGTTCGTGGTCCAGCTTCGTGCGGAGCTCCGCGACCGGCCCGGCAGCAATTGACGTGGCAATCCAGATCGTGGCCGTGGCGCCCGAGCCAAGCAACGCTGTGCACATGACCACGACTTGAAGCATGGCCGTTATCGAGAATTGCGGTTGCGCGGCTTGCAGCGTGACCGCACGCGCGAGCGCGTCCAACTTGTCGTTGATGTTGCCGCTTACCCGGTCGAAGCGTTTCCCGAGCACGTCCACGGCGCGCTCGATCCCGTCCACGCGTTGCTCGAGCCCTTTAGTATGGGCCAGCACTTCCGCGCGTTCTGCCGTTTCGTCGGTTCGGTTCATGTCGCGTCTCATGCGAAGTCCGTTACGGTCTCAACGAAGCTCGCGCGAATACGCGTCCAGCCGGTTTGTGCTTCCGTTTCTTCGGTGAAACTCTGTTCCGCGAGCCGCATTTCGCAAGCCGCGTCGCGAAGTCTCACAATGTCGTCAGTGACGGCCGCGGCCAGAAGCCCGCCCGTCAAGCCGACCGTCGCGTTGCCGCTGCCGTCGGCGTTCACGTCCGCGGCGGCGATGTAAATGCGCCGACCGATCTGGATTGGCTGCCCCTGCTTTACGGCGGGCTGGCTCGCTTGCAAGCCTTTGAGCGCAACGCTTGTTGCGTTGATCGACGCGCCGGCGGCGATCTGGACCGTGGAACCGGCTTGCCAGTGCGTCGGAAGCGCCGTCGTTCCGATCGGCATAGGATGCGGTGCGGCGAAATTCCAGATTTGCGCGCTGCCCGCGAAGCCGTCCAATTCTTCGAGCCAGTAGCGGAGCTTCGCCAGCGTGTTGCCGCTAGGCATTGTCCATGAAAGCTCGGCGGACCACAAAGGGCGGCCCATGCGGATGACATGAGTTTCGCGAGTGCGCGGCGAAACCTGCAATTGATCGTTCCGCGAACGGCCGAACTGGCACGCTTCCGGAATAAGATCATTCGGCCATCTCTGGTTTATGATCGTCATCGCGGCGCACCATAGCCGTGCGGCTTTTAGAACACAATCAACGCAGCATTCGACGGCGGCGAGAATTTGCTATCCGGCCCGTTCTTCGTCCGCGCCCAATAGAATTTGACCTGTCCGGACGTGCCAGAAACGACGTGCGAAAGGCCGTCCGCGTCGTTCGTTTGCGTGGACAACAGCGTCGCCGTGCCGAAAACGTTTGTCGTGTTTTCCCATAGTTCAATTTCGGCGGATTTCGAGCCCGGCACTTGCGGAACGCGAAGCGTGACGCTTCCAGAATGCACGCCGGCGGCGAACGGCCGACGCGGAGGCGGCAAGTAGTAATGCGGGGCAACGGGCGTGTTGATATCCGCGCCCGTAAGGCTCGCTTGCGTGCCGCCCGCCACTGCCACGGCCGCGGATAGCTCCGCGGTTGCTGCGATCTTGCCTTGCACCGTACTCGCGAGAAAGTTAGCGCCGCCGCTTCCAAGGTTTCGCGAGCCACCCGTGGTAGCGCTAGCCGCCACTTCCGTTACTGTCGTGTACGTCCATGCATGCGTGTCTACGGCCGTCGTCGGGGACGAGTTTTCCCAATAGCGCATAACGACGAAAACGTTCGGTGCGGACACGCTGCGATAGAGCCAGAAGCCCGGTGGTTGCGGGTTGCCGGTCTCGCCCTGCAAGGGCTCATAGGCGAGAAAGTCTTTTTCATCCGTGGCCGCGGTCCACGCCCAGAACGAAGCGTCTTCGCGCTCGAGCGTGAACCGAATTGTGAAATCGTCCTGCACTTCCTCGCTGACGACGCGGAACGCGGTCGCGGCAAATCCCGCCATGTCGTCAGTTAGCGAAATCACGTCATCGGCTACAACGTCGAAATGCTGAAAGCCTGTCGTAACGGCCGCCTCCGCGCCGAACCGCCCGCGATTATAGGCGATCTTCGCAAGGCGCTGGGCTTGCGTCGGGGACGTGACAAAAGCCAAGTCCAGATCCAGCCACGCTTCCCGCCCGTCGGCGGCCACGGCCGCGGCATCGGTCCACGGCGGAAAGTCCCGATCTTCATAGTTATGCAGTGGGCTTGAAAACTTCCCGCGCACGCTGTTCACGAGCTCGGCGAGCGGCGGGGTATCGCTGAACGACAGGCCGTCGCCCGCGTAGTCGTTGACGCCGATCGACGCCGAAGACGCTACGGCGGCCCCGGACGAAACGCGCCACTTCGTACCGACAAGGTGCACGCGCCCCGCGTCCGCCGCGTTCATGCGCGCTAGAACGTCTTCATGCCGCTCATCCGTGAGCCATTGCGCGGCGCACGTGTAGCGCGCTTCCGTGCCGCCGGCCTTTAGCGTAACCGCCTGGTCACAGATGTTTGCCGCGGCCGTCACCGATGGCCAATCGACGGCGGACGTGGGCAACGCCGCGCCAAGCGCATGAATGAGGTAATTGGCTTTGATGATTGCCGCGTTGACCGAATAGCCCCATGTCGTCGGGTCCGCGATATTGTGCGCGCCGTTTCGCGGATCGTAGCAACGGAAGCCCGACACGTCGAAAGTGATGTCGGGCGTGCCGGCCTGATAGACTTTATCGAACGCGGTCGGGTTCACGGCGGGATCAAATTCGACAACCGCATATGCGATCTGCTTGCCGACGTGGTCCGCCTTCCAGCCCGGGAATGCCGCAGTAAGCCACGGGTCTGCCGTCAATTGCGCGCCGCTGTAGAGCTTCACGCGCGCGGAATATTCGGCGTTCTTCGCCCAAGGTGAAGTTGTGACGCGGTCGCTTCCGTCGATCGACAAAAGCCTGTCGTTGAAAAACACGGCGTTGATCGCAGTCACGGGCGCGCCGGCGATCATGATGACGTTGTAAGTTTTCGTACCCGACTTCGCGGAGACCACGATTTTGCCGCCTACGCGCCGATGCCCGAACACGCCCGGGAGCGGGCTTCCTACTTCCACGCTCGCCGTCAAGTTATCCGTCATCGGGCGAGGCGTCGCCGGCGCAAGCGTGGTTTCCGTCTTCGGTTTCTTGGCGAGCTTGCGCGCGAGAAACCCCGTCACTACCGAAACGGCGGCACCGATCGCAGCTTGCGCGAGCAAATTAGGCATCAGAGATCCCACGCTTTTTCGACATTGGCCGCGAGGCCGAAACGACCGTCAGCGAACCGCGCGACAAACCCGACAGGGAAGCGGACGCATAGCGCACCGTCCGCAGTCACGCCGATACTACCCGCACTCGCGAACCGCGGCGGCACGGGCCGCGCGCCCATGCCCTCGAGCACGCCGCCCGCCGCTTCGGCCATCGTGCGCCAGCCGCGAGCGCGCATCCGCGCACGGGACGCGATCCGCGATGCGTAGGAGCCGCGCAACGGCCCGAGTGCGTCGCGCCCCGTGACCGCTTCGACGCAATCCGCCGCGAACGTCGCACAATCCGCGCGACCCCATTGGAACGGGGCGCCGTTCTCGCGATCGAAGATCGCTTGCAATCGCTGTTCCCATCCCGGCAACCTATCCACGTTCAGCCCTCGAGCAACGGCCGCGGCGCGCCCATGAGGCGGTCCGTCGGTTCGAAAAACAGATCTCGCGGTGACGGATTCCCGAGCCGGCCGTTGTGGCTTTCCGTCGTGGCGCGAAGCCCGTTCGATCGCCGCATATGTGACGCGAAGTTTTCGCACGTCAATTCGGCGGACACGTTCTCACCAAGCGCGAACGTGAGCACGTCCGCGACGCCGGACCAGATCGCGACGGGATCGGCGAGCGGCAACCCCGTGGCGGTATCGCCCGCTGCGAAATAGACCGTGACCGGGCGGCCCTGATAGCGCTCCGTCCGGCTCGAGGCGACAACGCCCGGCGTCAATACGTTATTCGGTACGCCCGCCAGCAACAGCGAAATGGATGTTGCGCGTAACCCGGCGTCCGTCTCGAGCCCGCGAATAACGCCGAATTCCCCAAGCCCTTTCCACGTAGCGGCGAGCGCGGTCACGTCGCCAACGCCGTTCCACACGCGCACCGTGCCGCTCGCGAAATCGAATTTCACGAAGTAGAGCGGCATTTTCACGCGCGCGGCAAGCGCGGATTTCTGTGCGACGGTTAGGCCACGGGGCATGCTTTATCGCCTCAAATAGCCGCTATCCGCGCGGTGCCGATCGCCGACCGCGCCGACGGCTTGGCGGACGAGGCCCGGCGTGCTTCGGGCGAATTCTTCGCGCGCCACGGCGCGGAGCTTGGCCACGGTTTCGGCCGTCGCGTCGCCCGCAATGTTGATCGTGATATTCGCAGGCGACGACTGCCCGCCGCCAAGCATTTCCACGCCTAGCCGCCCGCCCGGCCCGCGGCGCAAGGGCATGATCGCTTCGGGGCCCGCTTCGGCCATGACGCCGCGGAAGCCGCCGGCGCCCGCCATCGCGACGGGGCGGTCAAATACCCCGCCATTCGCGAAGCCGAACAACGAGCCCGCCCCGCTGATCAGCGAACCGATCCCGCCCTTTCCGATGCCGAACGGGTCCGAAGCATCCGACACGCCGCCAGCGCCAAGAAAGCCGCCGATGCTCTTTCCAATGCTTTCGGCGAGGGGTTTCATAATGGCGAACTGAACGACCATGTCCGCCAGTTTCAGCGCCAGATTGCCCAGCACTTCGCCGAACCGCTTCCCGTCTTCGATGCTCTGGCGGAGCGACGTGAACATGGTTGTCGCGAATTCGGTTCCGAACTGGTTCAACTCCGCCTGCAATTCCTTCTGGCGCTGGGCTTGGTTCGTGGTCGCAATCATGAGCTCGAGCTCGCGCGACAACGCCGGCTCTTTCTTGCGCATCTCCGCGGTAATGCGCGAGTGAATTTCTAGTTGTGTCTCGAGGTTGTGGACCCGGTCTTTATCGCCCGCGGCTTGGGCTCGCGAGATTTCCGCGCGAAGCCGCTCCGCCTCGATCTGCTGCTTTAGCTGCTTGGAAAGCTCGCTTTCCTCGAATTTGATTTTAGCAGGCTTGTCCGGGTTAGCCGCGGCCTTCACCGGGTCAGCGGACGCCGCTTGCGTGCCGCGGAATTGCTCAATCGTGCGCAGTTGCGCGGTTAGCTCCCGCGCGCGGTCGATCGTCTCTGACAGCCCCGGCAACGACGCGCGAGCGGTGTCCGCAACGGTCTTCGCTACGTCCACCGAAGTCATCGAAGACCACAGCGACGAAATGCCGTCGCGTAGCGCCGTGATACCTTCAACCGCGATTTTATAAACGGACGATTCCGATATGGCCGTTGTCCAGGCGATATACTGAATTCGGGCTTCAGCGAGGAAACCGCCGACCGTCTTGAGCGCTTCGCCAATCGCGCCCATTGTATCCGCCAACGCGCGGGCGCCGCTTGCGAACGCCGGGGACAGCACCGCCGCGCGCATCTGGTCCAGCAGTTCAACGAACCGTTGCGTCGCGCCAGATTGCGCCGCGATCTCGCCGAACGTCAGCGAGATTTGCGACGTGAGTTGCGAGAACGCCTCGCCCGCCGTCTTTGGGACGCGCGAAAACTTATCATCTATTTCCGCGCCCGCGTTAAGCAGCGCTTGCGTTAAGACCTTACCGGAAAGCTGCCCCGCTTCGGCCATCTCGCGGAGCTGTTTGGCCGTCTTTCCGGTCTGCCGCTCGAGGATCCGAAGCACTTCGGGCAAATTCTCCGCGACCGATCGGAATTCGTCGCCCTGAAATTTGCCACTCGAAATCGCCTGGCTTAGCTGGACCATGGCCGAAGTGGCTTCGGCCGCGGACACGCCCGAAATCTTCGTAACCTTCGCCAGCGTCTCCGCGAGCCGAATGCCCTGGGCTTCCGAGTAGCCGAGATCATTCAGCGCGTTCGCGTTGCGCCTGTAGATATCCGCCAGATCCCCTACCGGCGCCCGAGCCCGGTTCGCCGCTTCCGAGATGCCTGCTAGAAGCGCGCCGGCAGATGTGCCTTCCTTCGCGAGGATCCCGAGCCGAGCCGAAAGAAGTTGATAGTTATCCGCCGCACCGATCGTCGCCCGCGCGCTAGCTTGTATCGCCTCTTTAGCGATCCACACCTTAGCGGCCAAGCCCACGAACGAATTTTCTAGCGCGCGGATAGCGCCGGCACCGGCCGCCGTCGCGGCGCGCATAGACGCGAGCGCGTTATTGAAATCACGCGCGCCCGACGCGGCCCGCTGGCTGTTGATTTCGGCGATTATGCTGATCGTCATCGCGCGAGCACAATTCTAATAACAGATCGTCAAGCGTAGCGAGGATGTCCTCTACCACGTCAGACGAAAGCTCGCACTTGCAACGCTCCGCTTCGTCGCGCATGTCCCGATACGAAATCGGGGCGGGGTAGCCCATGGCCGTGTAATTCCGGCCGCGCGACAATCGAAGAAACGACTTCCACACCGGCAACGCGCCGGGCAGAATAAAACAGCCATCCCATATTTCAGGCGGGGTACGTTCCCGCCAACCGCCGCGGCCCGCGAAAAACTTTAAATGCTCTTTCCACGGGCCTTGCTCATAGCGGAGGCGGGCCGTCAGTTTCCCGCCGTGGCCTTGGCTTTCTTGGCGATCGGCAGAGGCGCCGCGAAGCGTCCCGCCTCGCCGGCCGCCGTCGAAAGCTCCACGAAGATGTCCGGGAATTTTTCGAACAGTAGCAGCGCATTGCCCAGCGTCGGCGGGAAGGGCTTCCCGTCCGGGCCGGTCACGGTCCAGTCGATCAAGCAGCCTTCCGCGAACGCCTCGCGCATCATGGCCGCGTCGATCGCGGCGAGCTTGTCCGGCATGGCCGTGCCGGGGTTCTCCCGCTGCCACGCCATGAGCTCCGCGGCCTCCGGGCGCGCGGAGCAGCGAACGACGGCGCGTTGGTAGTCCGCATTCCATGCGCAGCGGCGCCGCACCGTGAAAGCCCATTCCGGATAGCCGGGAACCGACACCGAAATGCCGCCGGTTTCCAGCCGCTCCGAATATTCACGCCGCTGCCATGGGTTCATGATTAAATGTTCCTCGTTATGCGGATCAACCCGCCGGCGATAGTTGACGACTGAATAGCGCGGAAATTGAGGTTCAGCAACAAATCGCCGTCTTTCGATTCGGCTTGGGGCTTCGGTTCCTCGAGCAAAATCGACGGCATTTCGAAACGCGTGATCTTGCCGGCCGTCGTGCCGACCTGAAATGAAAGCGACGTAGCGGTTGCGTCCTGAAATGCCGTCAGTACGTCATATTCCGTATCGGCGAGATACAGCCCCACGGTGCCGGTCACTTCCAGATCGCCCGGCGCAAGCTCGATCGCGTCCAGGCTGCCCAGCGCCGGGCGGGCGCGAAGGTTGTTATTAACCTGCATCGTGATCGTGTGGACCGCATCCAGAGCGAGCCCCGCCATTGTGATTGTGCCGACCTTGTCGCCCGCGAAGATCGGTTCAGCGTTACCGGCCGTGTACGTCGCGCCCGCGATCAACGCGTTGTTGAATTCCGAAAGCCGCGACATGTAGCCGACTTGGGCCGTCACGATCTCTTGCGCTCGCGCATTGAGGCTGAACGTATTGACTTGGGCGCCGCGGAGCCGCTTGAAAACGTCGGTTGCGCCGGTCTCGAAACGCGTTTCCAGCGTGAAGGGCTTCGGCGTGTTCGCGTTAACGAGAACATCGGTGGACCAGGCGCCGCGCAACGCGGCTTCCAGCATGTCTTCAAGGCTGCCGTCCGTAAATTCGCAATCGAACGCGCCGGCGCCCATGCGCGCGGCGAGCGCGTAGTTCTTCGGTCCGCGAAGCGCGTTGAGCTCGCCCGAGAACACGAGCTTGCGCTGCACTTCCAGGCTTTCGCCCGTGGCTCGGAAGATCTGAAAGGCCGGCGTGGCGGGCGTCGTGCCGTCCGTCACTTCCGGAATGTAGGAAACTTGCGTAGTTGCTGCGATAGCGCGGGGCATAGGCGTTACTCCGTTCGATTGGCGTAGAATTGCAGGATCACGGGGACCGCCCAAAAGCGGCCTACGTCATTGTCCGACGCTTGCCCGGCCCCGATCGTGCGGCGCGTGAAAACCACGTCTGGCACGTCGGGCACCTTGAAGGCCGCGCGGATCTGTTCCGCGTACCCCTCCGCAGTGCCGGCGAGCGAGCCGCGCGGCACGTACACGTAAATTCGAAACTCCCCATAGTCGCGGTGCAACCGCTGGCCATTCGGCCCGAGGCTTGCCGGTTCTTCGTCGCGCACTTCGATTTCGGAATATACGAAGCCGTTCGGCGCGGCCTCGAGCGTTGGCGTCCGATCGTCGTTTGGCCAATACAGGGGCAGCGCCGTGAATTCGGCGATCAGCCGGGCCCGCAACGCCGCCGCGTATGTTGTGAAATCAGCCAAGGCGGCGCACTCTCAGAAGCGGGTTGCGAAAGCGGCGAAGAAAGTCCCGCACGGTCGGATCAAACACGCCGTCCGGCGTCTGCCATGAGTGCCGGCCGATTTCGATCCTGCGAATGTACGGGACGGAATTCGAGATATAGATTCGATCCCCAAGCCGGAACACGCGCAACCGCGCCGCGATCCGCGCAATCGGCTGATTGCGGATCGTGCGGGGCGGTAGTTGCCGCGCTCCGCGCCCGGCGGGGTATTTATAATCCGGGTCCGCGGGCTCTGCCGAGTAATCAACGGCGTTGATCCCCATGCGCATCGAACCCGCAAGCCGGCCCGACGCGACGGGCGATCCGAACCGGCCGCCGCCTTGCGTCTTCGCTTCGGTCTGCAAGTCCGAATAAAGCTGCAATGCCATGCTGCGGATGGCTTCCGTGCCCTCCGCAACGACGCGGCGCGCGGCTTCGCGGGCTTGGCGATCGAACTGCGACAGGTTCATTGGCGCACCGTCAGCTTATAGACCGCGACGGCCGATCCGATGCGCGGGGCATAGACGTTCGTTATCTGCCGCCACTCCGCGCCGGCGTCCGCGACGTGCGACCCGAGCGCGATCCTGTCGCCCTTCACGGGCACAAAGCCGCACGGCGGGGCGGTCACGGTAATTAGCGCATCGCCTTCCACGATCGCGCCCTTGATTTCGTCGGGTCTGTAGAACCGCTCGCGCGCCACGACCTCGAGGAACGTCACGGTCGCCGTGCCTTTGGTCCAGGCGTTCGCGCCGGCCGCCACGGTCTCGCGGCGGATCGTGAAGCGCGCCCCGTTGCGGGCGGTCATGCGGGCGACGGTGGCTTGCAGGCTCATGCGAATACCCTGAATGCAACGGCTGCCGCGGCAGCTACGAACGCGAGCACATAAAGCCCGATCCAGAATTGCGCGCTCATGTCGAATACCTCAGAACGTAGGGCGCCAGAAGATTCGCGACCGCCGACGGGACGCGCACGCCGTTCATGCCCTCGAAAAGTACGGAACCGGGCGGCGCGTAGGTAATCGAGCCCACGTCCGGGACTTGCTCTTGCTGGACGCCCTCCGCGCGCTGGGCATTCTCGAGCGCGGCCTTCAACAGCGCGTTTGCGGCTTGCTCGATCGCGGGCGGGATCGGATCGTATCCAGCTTCATAGACTGCGACATAGTCCGCGCCGACTTCGAAGCCGCTGCCATCGATCCGACGAAGCATCGCGGTATCTTTGGCAAGCCGGAAATCCCCAACAACTAGCGCCGCGCCGTCGTAGCTCAGCGACGTAAGCGACGCGGCGGGCGCGTGGCGCAAGATCAGCGACCGCGAGACAACGTCCAGCGTGATCCGCTCCGTTACCGTCCGCCGCTTGATGACCGTGCCGCAGTAGGCTTCGATTTGCACCGATACCGCCTCAATCATGGCGGTTAGAAACGCGTCGCCGTCATGCCCCGCGCCGCCGATATAAGTCCGCGCGCTGGCTAAAGTTGTAAAGGCCAGTGAAGCGGAAGCTATTTCAACGTCGCGGAGCATGGGGCACCTTCAACAGCGGGAAGCGATTACGCGGCGGGCGTGGCCTTGCTCTTGGTGACAACGACCAATTCGGCCGTATCGAGCGCGATCATGCGGTGCGCGACCTCGGGCAACACGCCGCGGATCTCGCCGACGCGGAGGCCCAAACCCGCCTCGCCGGCGCGGTTCTCGGGGCCGTCGGGGCTGCCCGGGTTGACCTTCACGCCCTTGAACTTGACAGGCACAAGCCCCGTCTCGTTAGCGTGTTTCTGGACTTCGGCAAGCGTAGGGGTAGACATGGTGTTTCCTTATTTCAAGTTTGTTTCACTGATCATTCTCGGGGAACGGGCGGGGTTAAATCCCCGCCCGCCGGGACGCTATTAGGCGCCCCACTTGAGTGCGGTCAGAATGGCCGCGGCCTTGTCGTGGCGCATGTCGAAATCATGCGACGCCATGGCGCGAATCACGGTTTCGTCGAGCGAGAACGCGGATACGAGAGTACCGCCCGCGTTCTTGTAGCTCGCCTCTTGGCTGGCCTTCAGCGTCAGTGACCGGGTGTTACCCATAAGCACGTGGCCGAAGTCCACGAGGTAGAGCTCGGATTCGTTCGTGCCGACGCCAAGCGCAACCGGGATAAGGTCCGACACGATCACCGGGACGTTGTCGTACCAGACCGGCGCCTCGAGATGCAGACCGGGGAACACATAGCCCGAGATGCCGTCACGCATGAACTGCAAGTAACGGAACGTGCGCGAAGCCATGAGCCAGCGCCGGCGCCGCTTGGGCACAAGCGAGGCGTCCAACTTCGTCATCATGGGCTTCACGTCCGCGTCGATCTGAGCGACCGTCGGGGCCGTGAGGTTAGTCGCGGCAACCTTGTGCGCCGCGGCCGTGAGTGTCAGCAGGCCGGCGGGGTTCTGGCCGGTGCCGTCGCCGCGGAGACCAGCAGAATCGATACCCTGCATGATGCCGTTGGCCAGATCGTCGCCGAAGATCGCCGGGAGTGCGAGGGGGCTGATCTCGATCGCGTAGTTGCCCAGCGCCGTGATCGCGCCGATATGCTTGGCGCGCATGTTGATCTTGCGCGTCGTGGCTTGCGTGTAGCCGAGATCCGCATTCTCAGCGTGGTACGTGCCCGCCGCGCCGGCGTTACCGCCGGACATGTCGAGCGAGCCGAGCGGCATCGGGATCACGTTGGGGCCGCCGCGCATGAACGCCGATTCTGCCCGAAGGAATTCGAGGAATTCCGATGACAGCGGCGTCATGATCATGTTGTCACCGCCCTGCCCGGAAAGGCTGTTCAGGCCGCGAAGCACCGTCGGGCTGACGCTATTTCCGAGTGCGGCGATAGCCTCACGCTGAATGCGATCGGCCTCCGCGAGGCTCTTGTCCACGAGGATTTGGCAGCCCGACCGCTGCAAGTGCTCGAGCGGCGTGAAGCGCGGCACGGCCTTGTTCTTCGCGACGGACCAGGCGTAGGCGCCAAGCTCTTTCTTCCAGGCGTCCGGATCCTTCGGGTTGGCGAAGACGCGGGCCGCCTCCGCTTCCGGACTGTGATCCGGCGCGTCGATCGCAGCGGCGGGACGTGCCACGCGCTCAATCACGCCCGTTGCGTCGCGCTGGACCGGCGCGGCGGGGATCTGGACCGCGGCGGCCTTGGCAGCGCGCTCCGCGACCTGTTGCAGCGGGACGATATCGGCGAGGGCCTTGTCAGCCTTCGCGGTCAGATCGTCGAATTCCTTCTGTTCCTCCGCGGTCAGAGCGCGGCCACCGTCCTTCGCGGCGATGTCGAGAAGCTCGCCTTGGCGCGCGGCGGCTTTCTCCGCGATCTCGCGGAGTTCCTTAATACGTACATGCATGGGGTGTGCCCTTTCAAGCTAGCTGCGATCGCAGCTTTCGGTGCGCGACTTGATTTCGCAAAGTCGCGACGTTGTGGGTTGATTGATGAGGGGCGGGGGTATTGCTGGCCAGCAATTTCGAGACCAGATCCGCATAAGATCCGGTATTTTTGGCGCCGACGGCATCGGCGAGCGGGGCAATATCGACGCCGCGGGCGACGGCGCGAGCGAGCGCGCCGGGGTGCATCGGGATATTGCAAATTGAGTATTCCAGAAGCTCTTGCTCGAGCCAGTCAATCCCGCCGTCTTTCTCGCGGTATGCCCAGCGGAGCGGCTTGAAACCGACGGAACCGGCGTTGATAAATCCGCCGTCCACAAGGCGGAAAATCGTATCCGCGAAGGGGTGCTGTTCCTTCGTGGCGAAAGTCACGTCACCCACGAGCCAATCGCCCTCGAGCCCGAGCCGAGCCATGCGGCCGATAGACGGCAAGTCGTGGTCGTGGCCCCATAGAATGATCGGGTTCGCCAGATAGTTTTCGAGCTTCCAGCCGGAAAGCGAGACCGTGTCGCCAGCGCGATCTTGCACGGCGTTCGAAAGGCGGAACGGAATGGTTCGCGCAACGGCATCCGTTTTCGGTTCGGCACGCCGCGACGTGATATAAATCAGATCACCCATGGGCGGGCCTCATACGGTTCAGCATGGCAAGCGCCACGGCCTTCTGGCCTGCAAAGATCTTGCGCGCTTCGGCTTCGATCGCGCCGGCAATGCGGGCGTGCATGCCGCCCCACGCCGCTTCGAAAGCGGTATCGGTGAGATTGGCCGCGCGTTGGAGCTCGCCCGTCAGCACGGGCCGCATGGCGCACCGGCAGTGAATATCCTCGGAAGTCACGCCGAAGTCGCCCGGATGGTCCGCCTCCGCGCCCGACGGGCTACGGAATTTCTCAGAAAGCCGCTTGATCTGGCCGTGAAGCGCTTGATGCGTCGTGCGCACGGCTTGATCGCCGCTCGCAAGCCATTTCTTCGCGTCGAAGCCCGCTTGGCGGGCCGCTTCATGCGAGCCGAAGCCCGTCACCGCGGTTGCTTCGGTCTGGCCGATGATCGGGGCCCGCGTGCTCGCGGCATCCTCGAAAATCTGTTCAATCCGGTCTGACAAGGCGGCTAGACTTTCGTTAGCCGCGGCACCTTCAACAAGCGAGGCTCTTAGCGCTTTCCGTGTCGTGTCGTCAATACCTGAAATGAGGCGGCTTCCGCGGCCGTCGAGCCAATTGGCAACGGCCGACGTGACCTGAAAGCGTACTTCGGTCTCGAGAACGCCGAGCAGGTCTTCGCCGTAAGTTTCGAGCAACTTGAGAAAAATCGCGTCCATGATCCGCGTCGCTTCGGCAACAACGGACGGGTCCGCATGCGCGTCGGATACCCTGATTATTTCCTCGGGGGAAAGAGTTTTTCGCTCCGCGGAGGGGGAATTTCCCCGCGGAGCTACGTCATTTCCCCTAGTGGCCTTGCCGGTTTTCGCGTCGTCGCCCGGCTTCGGCTTGGGTTTCTTGCCGCCGGGCCCGCCCTCGCCGTCCGGATCGTCGCCGCCGTCATCGTTCGCGGCGAGCGGATCGGGGCGGGGCTTGTCGAATTCCTCGCCGGGCCAAGGCTTGTCGCCCGTCAGCTTGCGGAAATCGTTGTCCGCATAGGCGCCCGGCCGCGCCGTCATGACGGACAGCTTAAATACAAGATCCTCTTGGATTGGCGTTTCGTAGCGGAGCTCGAGCCCGTCCAGGCCGAACGCTTCCGTGGCCCACGGCCCGAGCACGTCCAGAAGATCGGCAAGGCGTGGATCGATCACATGCTTGCCTAGCAAGTGATCCGCCGCGTCGATCGTGGCGCGGTTGCTGTTCTCAAGTCTGCCAAGGATCTCGGGCGGCACGCCGTAGAATTCGGCAATTGTCGCCTTGCCCTCTTGGCTGATCTCCGCAATCGAGTTGTCGCGAAGCGAGCGCGTCAATTCCTTCACGTCGATAGGCTGCGACGAGAAGAACGGCCGAAAAGCATTGGCCACGCCCCGATAGCGATTGTTCCAATGTTCCTCGAGCCGGGGCCGGTCGCGGTCGCTGATTGGTGCATCCTTGCTGCCCGACACGATCAGATC